GGCAATTCAAACAATACATACAATAGAAGGTTCAATGCCAAATGAACTTATCAAATATAGAAGTAGTATCCTAAAAGATTTAGTTAGCAAAGTTAAATCAAAGTATGGTTCTGATGCAGCTAAAGAAATAAATGGAGCATTTTAATAATAAATAATATGATAAAGCTTACTCAATTAAACGAAGCATCTGAAGTAAAATTCAAAGAATTAAAACCTATTCAACAAAAACAGGTTGTAGCATTTCAAAAAGTAATTGGTGGAGACCATTCTCAAATTTTTGATGGTATCCACGGAATGGTTGTGGATATTCCGGCAAGAGGTAATTTTGGAACTGGTTATCGTTTTGGAGCTGATACTCTTAAAAAATTATTAGCATTAAAAATTCGTTGGGTTGAAGCAGATGGTGATGTAATTTCAATAGGATTTTAATATGAAAAGTTTAAAAGAAGCATTTGTAAAAGGACAAACTTACGGAGGAACTGCTTGTAAGGGTGGTTGTTTTATGGGTAAGGAAGGTTTAAAGAAGATAATTAAAATATCCAAAGAATTACCTAATAATGTTTTCATGTTTAGAGATGATAACTACTCTGGATTACAACCACACTTTATTAAGAATGGTGTAGTTGCTAAAGCAAATACAATTGGCAATCCATCTTATGATTTGGAAAGAAATAAAGTAAGAAATTTAAATATAGGTAAAGATGTAATTCTTTCTGTTAGATTATTTGAATCAACAAACGAATAGTAAAATGAAACTTTCAGAGTGCATCATTGTATCTAAAGAAATTAAAGATAAGTTTATCCTAGCTAAAAATAGAGATAGAGCTTATAATCCATCTTTAGAAATTGTACATACTATAATTGATGGTGTGGAAGTTGCATATCTACATGATTTAATAACTGATTGGAGTGAGGGTTTAAACGAAAATGGAATTGGTGTTGTAAACTCAGCACTATTAGTTGGACACGATGAAGCTGAAGCTAAGCTTGTAAAAAAAGCTGGTAAACCTGGACCTGATGGTGATAAGATGAGAAACATCATTAAGCAACCTACTCTAATAGATGCAGTAAGAGCTGCACTATCATATAAGGGCAAGAGTGGATTATCTCTTAAAGGTCATACATTTGTATCATCTACAAAACATATGGTTAGTATTGAAACTACATCAAAGCATAAGCCGGATGTTAAACTTCAAAACTCCGAATCACCTGTTGTTCGTACAAATCACGGACATATGTTCACCGATGCTGGATATACAAGCGGTGAGAAATATCTAAGTTCAAAAATGAGAAAGATATCAGCAGAGAAATCAGTTGATAAAGTAGAAGATTGGAAAGAAATAGCACAAGCTATGAGAAAAGAATATTTTCCAAAAAGACCGGCTCTTAATATGAAAAGAGATACGGAAGAAATGTCTACATCATCTCAAACTGTAATGAATCTGACAGACCGTATATTACAAATAACTTACTTTAAGGGTAAGGTAAACGAATTCAAAGGTATTAATAAACAATTACCCGAAGGATATCAACCAAAGATTACAATTGAAGTAATCCCAGTTTAATTTCAACATTTTAATAGAATCATATTTATATACATACAAAATGTAAATATATTAATATGTCAACAGAATTCGAATTATTCAAAGGTAAATCATTAAGTGGTCTTTTTGAGGATATCTATAACAATCAAGTATCAAAAAAACAAAAAATTAGTTCTTTAATTGAGGAATTAAAGAAAATGGTTAGACATGCTGGTGATATGGGAAGTTTAGGTCCTATTATTGGTGGGCTGGTGGATAGCTCAGTTAGAAATGATGACCAATTAGTTAAATTAGCAACAATAGCAACTAAGATTATAGCATCTGAAAAGAAAACGGAAGGACAAGAAGGATTCCTATCAGCATTTGAGAAAGAACAATTACTTAGAGATTTGGAAGATACTAAAGAGCAAGTTGAAAGAGTTGATGATTTAGAATTTGAATTAGATGAGTTAAAACAAAAAATGAAATAATATGGGACTGGTTAATGGGAGAATAACAAATTCTAATAATTTACAAAATAATACAGAAATAATATCCAAAAAAACAGGTTGGGTATATGATGTTATTTTAGATGAAACCCATGAATATGCAAAAAGCAAAGGATATGGTTCAGCTGTAATTGGTTCTATTTTATTTAGAACAACTGATATGCTAGATATACCATCAGCACAATTACCATTAGCACATCCAAGTGATAAAAACTTTATAAATATTCCTGTTGTAAATGAAGTTGTTGAAATATATGAATTTGCTAGAGGGTCTTATGCATATAGAAGAATAGGAAATTCACCAAACCCATCATTATCAGCATCCGATGATGCAATATCAAGTCATATAATATCTGATAAAAAAGATAGTACTGGTACAAAGGATGATTATCAAAAAGTTTCTGAAACTGGAATTTCAAAAAGTAATTCTAATAATTCAAAAAAATATAATGGATTTGGAAAATACTACAATCCTCAAGAATCTATTAATAAATTAAAATTATATGAAGGTGATTCTTTAATTGAAAGTAGATTCGGCCAATCAATAAGATTTTCTGGATTTAATAATTCTGAAAATAAATTTTATCCAACTTTAATAATAAGAAATTTACAAAGCGCAAAATATAAAACAAAAGAACCGGGTCAATCTGTAGAAGAAGATGTAAATACAGATGGTAGTATTATAGCAATGACATCCGAACAATTTCCGTTAGGATTTTTACCAGGTGTTGTTGATGATAAAGGTAAATCAGATTTCCAAACAAAACCCGATTCATTTATGGACTATCCATCTAAATTAATTGGAGACCAATTACTTTTAAATTCGGGTAGAATAATTTTATCAGCGAAAAGTGGAGAAATGATATTCTATTCTAAAAAAAATTATGGATTCATTTCAGATGGAGCTATGTCAATAGATAATAAGTTGGGAATTGATATAAGTGTGGGGGATGATATTAATATAATTACAAATGATAGAGATATTCAAATGGTAACTGGAAATGGCTCTGTAATTATAGGTAGTAAAGATTTAGAACCAATGGTAAAGGGGCAGCAATTAGTTGATATTTTAGCAGAACTTATAGATGCAATAACACAACAAATGTATCTAACACCCGCCGGACCAAGTGCAGTAGGACCAACAAACATTTCTGATTTTGGTTCAATTAAATCAAAATTAAATAATATTCTTAGTAAATTGAATCAAACATCTTAATATGTCTTGGCAGATATTTAAAAATAGTATATTATCGGTTATTAAAGCAGGTGATGCTTTAAATAGTGTAGATGAAATGGCAACTTTATATGCAACCGCATATGATACTGCTATAAAAAGTAACGGGGCTGGTGATACTGTAAATAAAATAAAAATAAAAAATGGTAATCTACCATTGATGATTCAGCTATTTAAAATAAATTTTTACACAGGCCAAGCATCAATGGTGCCTTACGATTGGGTTGGTGGTATGAAACCTGGAATACTTGCATATTGGCAAGGGGCTGCATTACAAACATCACCAATACCAATAATTCCAGCAATTGGGTCTGTTGTAAATATAAAAATAGTATCTGGTATAGTTACTACGCCAGGCGATTGGCAACCTGGTTCACCATTACCACCTAATAATAATCCAAATTTAATTATAGATGCATTTATAGTAAACGCAATTGCACATTTACAAACTGTAAGTGGTATTATAAATACTATATCGTTATACCCACCATTAGCAACTCCAGGTCCTGGTATTGTAAATTGGTCTGGTTATTTTGTATTACCATCATCACCGGGAGTATCAATAATGGCAGATGAACCATCGACAGAAGCACTTTTAGAAACAATCCCAGATGATAATAATACATTGGAGGGAGCTAAAGAAGTAGTTGCTGAGACTGGTGCAGAAATTTTAACTGATGGTGGGGAAGATGGTGGGGAACAACTTGAAAGTCTAAAAGATGAATTACCACCTGATAATCCTCCATATGAAGAAGTACCTGAAGAAGAAGTGGATGATGTGACTACAAATGAGGAAACAACTAAAGAAGAACCAAACCCAACAAATTGTAATTTTGGTTCTATAAACTATAATATGAATTTATCTCCAAATTATAGATTAAGGGATTTGTCAATTGGATGTGTATTTGCTCATAAAATTAAAGCACAGGTTGGGTTAAGTGAAAAAGATATTATTTGTAATTTAAGAAATATAGCAGTTAATATATTAGAACCATTAAGACAAAGGTATCCAAATATTAGAATAAATTCTGCATTTAGAGGTACGGCTAGTATACCTGGTGGGGTATCTCAACATCAAAAAGGAGAAGCCATTGATATTCAAATACCAGGGGCCTCTCCGAAAGAATATGTACCATTGGCAAATTGGATAAGAACCAATTTACCATTTGACCAATTGATATTTGAACACGGAAACTCAGTATGGCTACATATAAGTTGTAAAAAGAGCTCAGGCCAAAGAAAACAACTACTTACTATGTATAAGGGTAGATATTCCAGTGGTTTAAAGCTATACTATGTGTAATTCCCAAAAATACTCAATTCAAATATTTATAAACATAACAAAACCAATATATTAAAAAATGGACACAGATAAACTATTAAAAGCTATACAAATCCTTATAAAAGAGGAATTGAAGGAGCAATTACCTGCGTTAATCAAAGAATCCGTAAAAGCGGAAGTAAAAAGATTATTAAGTGAAGGTAAACAACCAGTTGCAAAAAAACAATCAACTGGTATTTCAATGGCTAAAGCTATATTAGGTGATGAATCTATTCAAGAATCAATATCACAGCAGGTAGCACCTACAAAGCAATTTAGTAAAAACCCAATGATTAATCAAATTCTTAATGAAACAAAGGGAGGATTACCACAGGGTGATGGTGGATATAGAACAATGAATTTTGGACAAGGTGATATGGGTTCAATTTTAGGTGGAACTGCAATGGCTGAAAAAATGGGGTATGGTGATTTAGCTAAAGGACCACAACCAACTGGATTGGGTGTTCAAACTGGTGTACCTGAATTAGATAAAGCACTAAATAGAGATTATTCTGAACTTGTAAAAAGATTTAATAAGAAGTAATGGCAATAATATTAGGTAGTAAATTAGTTAATGATACAAAAGAATTTAACGATTATGCGGTTGGTATATCTTTACCAATTCAAATAGGAAATACTGCCTTTAACCAAAACTTCACAACCGAAGATGAAGTAAAAACTAATATAATAAGTTTACTATCAACTAAAAAAGGGGAGAGAATAATGCAACCTCAATTGGGTAGCGGTTTACAAGAATTGTTATTTGAACAAAACGATGATACACTAGCTGATAGAATTGAAGAGGAAATAAATAATACTATTGAATTGTGGCTACCATTTGTTAATGTAGAACAAATAAATGTAGAACAAACGGATTATTTAAAAGATACTAATACAGTTAATGTAAATATTTCATTTACAATTGGTAATAATCCTCAGTTAAGTAATGTAACTTTTAATATAACACAATAATAGGAAATGGCAATTAATACAATAAATAAAAATTTTAAAAACAAAGGTAAGGATATAAAATACCTTAATAAAGATTTTGCGGATTTTCGCCAAAACCTTATTGATTTTACTAAAACATATTTTCCAAAAACATATTCTGATTTTAATGAGACATCTCCTGGTATGATGTTTATAGAATTATCATCTTATATTGGCGATGTTCTTTCATACTATATAGATGATACTCTTAAAGAATCAATGATGTCATCGGCTGAGGATATTGGTAGTGTTATTTCATTAGCTCAATATTTGGGATATAAACCAAAAGTAACTGGAGCAGCAATAACGACATTATCTGTATATCAACTAGTACCCTCTATTGGTAGTGGTATTAATAATAGCCCGGATAGTAGATATTATTTAAGAATAAAAAGTGGAATGAACGCCACATCAAAAACAAATTCAATAGAATTTGTAACAACTGATATTGTAGATTTTTCCGATGAAACGGATAGAGAAATAACAGTGTATCAAACCGATTCTATTACAGGAGAACCTCTATTTTATTTAGTTAAAAAATATGTTCAAGCAATATCAGCAACTAAAAAAACGTTAGATGTATCGTTTGGTTCTTACGAATCATTTCAAACAATAGATATTACAGATACAAATGTAATTCAAATATATGATTGTAGAGATTCTAATAATAATAAATGGTATGAAGTTCCTTATTTAGCACAGGAAATGGTTTTTATTGAACAACCAAATACAGAATCAAATGATCCTGATTTATATCAATTTAAATCAACTGTTCCTTATGTTTTAAAAACTATTAAAACTCCAAAAAGATTTACTACAAAAATAAATACGGATAGTACAACAACTATTCAATTTGGAGCAGGTGACCCATCGGCTAGTGATGAAATGTTAATACCAAATCTTAAAAATGTTGGATTAGGTCTTTCAAATTCAATTAGTAGATTGGAAGAATCTTTTGACCCTACTAATTTTTTAAAAACAAAAACATATGGTACATCCCCATCAAACACAACTATAACAATAACATATTTAGTTGGTGGTGGAATTAGTTCAAATGTAAATAGTGGAGAACTAACAACAATATCTGGAATTTCGTATGATGATGATACAACAAATTTAACTCAAGCAGAATTAGTAACATATAATACAATTAAAAATTCTGTAGCTATTGATAATGAAGTACCTGCGGTTGGTGGTAAAAACGGAGACACTTTAGAAGAAATTAGACAAAATGCATTAGCAAACTTTGGAGCTCAAAATAGAGCAGTAACTGCAAAAGATTATCAAGTAAGAGTATTATCAATGCCATCTAAATTTGGAGCAATTGCAAAAGCATATGCAACTGCAGATGGTACATTAGATAATAATTCACCATCTTCTATATTAGCATCTCCAAAGCATTTGCAAGAATTTACGGATTTGGTAATGGGTTTTGTAAATACAACAGCCACTGGAACTAAACCAAATACTCAAACTATTCAAACTGATTTAAAAAACTTTTTTATAGGTAAAACTACAAATCAAAGTGAAAAAAATAATCCATTCGCAATTAACTTATATTTGTTAGGATATGATAATAATGGAAATTTAACTACACTTAATAGAGCAGTTAAAGAAAATCTTAAAACATATTTAAACGAATATAGAATTTTAACCGATGGTATTAATATAA